CCAAGTCGCGGACTACGACGATATCCGGGCCGACCTGTTTGGCGGCGGGTATCGGTTCATGCAGATTTACTCGACGGCGAGCGGCGCAAACGGCAACACGCCAGTCATCTACGTTCCATACCAGACATGGCGCGGGACGTTGGACATGAATGCCATACCGACCGGCAAGCCCAGCATGTTTACGGTGCAGCCTGATCGGTCTATTGAGTTCAACTCGACGGCAGACCAGGCATACACGTTCGTTTGCGACTACAAGCGCGCAATCGAAACGTGGGTACAAACGGGCGGTTCACCAGATACGCAAACCCCGGTATTCCCCGAACGCTTCCATGAAGCGGTGGCATGGCGTGCCGTCATGCTCTGGGGCGGCAGCATCGAGAACCCGGGCAAGTACCAGTTCGCCCGCGATGAGTACAGGCGAATCATGACGGAAATGCGCGCAGACCAATTGCCAGAATGGAGGCCGCACACCACGGCGTTCTATGGGGACTTGGCCAACATCGGAGGTGGGTTCTAATGCCATTCATCGTCAACCAGATAGACGGCGGACTTGATCTTGTCACGCCGCCTGTTTCTGTCTCGCCGGGGCGCTTGCAGGACTGCGAGAACTTCGAGGTCGCAATCAATCAGGGCGTCAAGTCGATTGATGGATTCGAGCGGTTTGACGGAGGGACAAGCCCGTCGGGGATAAATCGACTGTGGGTTTGTCATTTGACCTCAGTAGTCGTTGGAGATTTCATTGCCAAGATTGAGAGCGGATTCTATGTGGGTGGGTATCTGGATCTCCCGTACTCTTACGAAGGTGTAGGGCAATCGCCTTTGCAGCCGCGAGTCTTCTATACGGAGATGACCGGTGCATCAACGGCAAACGTGTACGTGGCCACGGAAAACTCTGAGGATTCTCAGATTCTTTCGCTCCTTGTCGGCAACGCCGAAGAATACGAGCTACTCACAGGGGCTGGGATATTCAATCCGGGCGGATCGTTTTTTAGTATTATTGTCGGCGGCATTGAAGAGAATGCAGAATTAAGCTCAGTGAGTGCGTCACTGGCCAGCAAGGCGACCTATTACAACATCGTGCGCGGCACAATTCAGGAGGTCCCCGGCCAAGGAAACATCCTCGGCCTGTTCTGGCTGAAGGATGAACTGTACGCATGCCGTGATTACTTCGCGCTGGCCTACAACCTTCCGACTTCTACGCCATCACCGAACGATGAACTTTACATAGGCGCCAGCTACGCGACGGCGACATGGAAGGGTTTTCTGGTAAAGCAGGAAATCACCGATGCAACCGGGCAGGTCGGCAACTATTCCGGCACGATGATGTTCTACAACACCACGGGCACGGCAACGACGGGGACGATCTACAACCATTCTCAGTCTGACACCGCTGTAGCTACGGTAACGTCAGTGAGCGCGGCATCGACCGCTGCAGGACTGTACCGCGCAGACGGCACACGCGGGGATACGGTCGAAACGCAAAGCTGGACGCACCAAGACCTTGGCTATCGCTGCCAGTACAAGGAAGGGGCTGCCGCGTTCGTTCCGGCCAACCGGGTACGCCCGACAACCGACATCACGGATCTGATTCAGGCGACGGATTGGGTTGTTCCGGACACGATCAAGGAAACAGGGAATGCGTGGATTCAAGGTGGCACGTGGTCGGCTTTCCCCAGCGCTGACGGCTTGCACACAAACGATGGAGATACCAGCTATTTCGGATGCACGCACACGGCGGAAGGACAGCGTAATCCATTCTGGGTCAACAACTTCGGCCTGTCCGACACGGATATCCCGGACGGTTCCACGGTGACAGGGTTTACAGTCGAAGTCTGCCGCAGGGCGTACAAGACCGGCACGCTGGACGGCGACATCCGAGAATACTTCATGCAGTTGAAGTTTGCCACGGATTCCGGCGTGACGGGCACGGGCATTGGCCCGGGATTTGCGAACACGAATCTGAACTGGCCTGAGAGTTCAGTCGATCCTGATAATGCGCTGTACGCGACCGTCGAATACGGCGGCGCCAAATCCCTGTTGGGGTATGGCGGCGTTTCCCCTGATGACGTCAAGACGACAGACTTCGGGTTCACGATGGGAACCCAGCTCTTCAACGCGACTGGATCAGGTTCGATGCAGTCCCGCGTGACGATGGTAAGGATCAAGGTCCACTTCGTCCCGCCGCAGTCGAAGATTTACTTCTGGAACGGCACCAGTGGCGTGGTTGCCGAAGTGGTCATGCCCTATCAGACATCCGGTTCGGTATCCCTGTCCACGGCGAAAGGGCATCTGTTCCTGATGAATGTCGGCACCAGCCGCGCCGTGGGTGCGGATGAACAGATCCGGACTTACCCTGGCGATGGCGTGACACTTGATGGCGGGACCGCTGATGGTTCGACCTTGATCGCCAAGACGCAAACGGCGGTTGAGAAAAACGTCATGGACTGGAGCGCGCTCCTGACCGGGCAGGGCAAGAACCCGATCAAGTCAAAGTATCAGTACGTCACCGGGAACTTCTACGCTGCGGCGGACTTCGATGCCATCTATGGCGTGTCTGGCGCTGGCCCTGCTTTCATGTACGACGGATTTGCGTTCACCCGCATTTACACTGGCACACCTGAACAAGACGACATTCCGCGTCATGTGTGCATCCACCAGTCCCGCTTGTTCCTGGGCTACCGCTCCGGCTCCGTGCAGTTCAGCGTGGCCGGTAATCCGTTGAGTTTCGACCCGTTGAACTTCGCGGGTGAGATCGGTGTAGGGTCGTCGGTTCGCGGGCTGATGGAATTGAACGGCGACACCTTGGCGGAACTTACACAAGCTGGGGTTTCCATGATTCAGGGCGACGTTGGGTTGTCGCCATACCCCGGCATCATTTCCCCGGATGTCGGGTGCGTGGAGTACACGGCCCAATCGATGGGCCAGTTCATGTACACCAGTTTTAGGGGCGTGCAGAACCTTCGGGCGACGCAATCCTATGGCGACTTTGACACGTCTCAATTCTCATGGGACGTATGGAGCTTCCTGAGGCCGCGTGTGCAGACCTCCGCGTTCTTCGAGTCCGGCCCGATTGGCGTCATCAATTCGCTTGCGGTGCGCAACAAGTCTCAGTACCGGCTTATATTCGCGGACGGCAAGCAACTGACCGCGACATTCCTTCGGGAAGGCGAGATGCCGCAGTACACGATTCAGTCATACAAGAACGCAAGCGGGCAGGCTTTGACTTGGGACGTGGTGACGTCTGGTGTCGAGTCCAACGGTAGGGACCGACTGTTCGGTGCCACCAATGATAACACCGGGTACGTCTACGAGATTGATCGCGGCTACAGCTTCGATGGCGCGGCAATCACCGGGCATGTGACGCTGGTATTTGACGATCAGCGGACGCCATACCAAAACAAGCTGTTCACGGACTGCCAGGTTTACGGCATCGCAACCGATTACGCGACGTTCACCATGAGCCGAGCCGCGAATTATAGCGAGCCGGACCCGGCCATTTTCTATACGCACACGTTCGGCAGCCTGACGGCAGTCCCGACCGGCGAGGAAAACTATTTTACTTCGGCAACCCCGGTCCGGATATCCGGACGAAACATATCGCTGCGGTTTGACGTGAGCAGCAGCATCCAGCCGCCTGTAACGATTCAGGCTATTGCATTCTACGTGGTTCCTTCAGGCGAGAAACGCACATGAGCTACTACAGCATTCTGCCGAGCCAGCGCGTCGGCAATTCCAGCAACAGTTTCACCGGCCAAAACCCTGACCCTATGCGGCCAAGGCAACTGCCGAACGGCGGGTTCCGTGTTCGCGACGTCAACCCGGATGAGCTTTCGAGCAACCAGCTTGAGGGAATCCTTGACGAGAACGGGCAATACGTCCAACGCGCACGCAACGCCGGTCTGGCGCAAGCCAATTCGCGCGGACTACTCAACAGTTCCATGTCGGCAGGTGCCGCGCATGGCGCTGCGATTGACGCGGCGATGCCCATGGCGATGCAGCAGGCGCAAGCGTTCACCAACGTGGGCGACCGCAACATGGCTGCCGAAAACGACTATCTACTCGCCCTAGGTGGGTGGAACAACGCGAGAGACATTAACCGGGCCAACAACGCGACATCCGTGGAGATAAACAGTTCCAACAACGATGAACGTCGCAGGCAGTTTGACCAAGAGTTTGCCGAGGGCCAGAGACGGTATGACATCGACTGGGACCGCGAACGCGAAAGCATGGCCAATGCGCGCAACAACTACATCGCATCCGGGATTATGAATACCGTGTTTTCTGATCCTTCCGTCTGGCGCGATGGCCCAGGCGCGATGGGCTTGGCGAACTACTACGCGCAGAACTTTAGCGATCTGTGGTCGGGCATTTTCAACCAATCCAACCCGTAAGGAGAATCGAGTATGCCATGGGGTGTAGTAGCAACCGCAGCCGTAGCCGCGTACAGCAGCTACGAAGAGCAAAAGGCCGCAGAGGAAAAGCAGAAAGATGACAAGGAAATGTCCGAGCTTGGGTTCCAGCGCCAAGCGTGGCTGGACCAGCAGCAGCGCAAATGGAACCTT